ACGCCATTATCTGATACTACAAACTGATCAGTATCTGAAGTTGCATTTGCTATGTTATCTAATGAAAGATCACCATTTATAAGTACATCACTTGATATATAAGCATCTCCATTTACGTCTAGATTATATGCAGGCAATGAAAAATCTGTAGTTGGGTTTATAAGTATAGCACCAGTAGCTGAATTACTTGTACCAATAGCAGAAATATTAACTGAATGGACAAATGATCCACTACCGTTTCCTTTGTTAGCAGATAAAGTTAATATAGATTGATTATTTGATGCATCAGCTATTCTTGAGTAAATAGCATTATAAGTTAATGGGGTGCCTGAACCCGGCACCATACCATTTTTACCCTTATACTCTACAACACCCAAGGTATCTGAGTCTGCAACAGCAGCATTTCTATATAATACTAAATCTGGTGCAGAAGAAGCAGATGTATCTGTAGACGTTAAAACTATATTGTCAGTAACACCTGTTGTAGAAAACGTTGCATTTCCTGTTACACTAAGATCATTAATAAACTGTATTGCCATTTTTTATAAATAAAAATTTTAATTGTTAATATACAAATATACAATTATTAGCCAATATATGTAAGCAATACTTTATAAGTACTATCTGAAATTGTTCCATTCATTTTAATAATTAAATCAGCAGAAGATCTTGTAATTCCAGCATACACGGTTTCTCCTGCATTACTTATAACTTCACATTTTACATCTTCAGCAACTGCCCCGGAAGGGAATGACCCAGTAACATCATATGTAAATGTAGTTACTCCAGAAGCCGTAACGCCACCTGTTAAAACAACTTTTGCCCCTAAAGCTCCAGTGTCTGTAGAAGCTATTGTAACTTGACCTGAGCTATTTCTTGTAAGAGTTATGTTAGAACCCTCTGTAAGATTTACAACAGTTGTTGTGCCTCCGTCAGATCCAGTAAGAGTAAGAGGAACATTGCTACCACTTTTAGCAGCTGCTGTTAAAGCATATTTAGCATCAGTGTTTGTGGTGTAAGAAGGAACATCCCAAGTATTGTTTTTACTTAAAAATCTAGTAGATGTGTCAGAAGTTCCGTCCACAGCAGTTAAATCTACATCTCCTATATCTATACTTCCTGCTTGTGCATTAAATACAGTTTCATAAGCTACATAAGTACCACCATTAGTATTAGTAAAATCAGTAACACCTTCATCAGACTGTACAATTGACCAATCAGCTGCATCTGAAGAATCAGCAGCTGCATCATCTACGGCTATAATTGAATCCCCTATATCTAGTAAAGGAGATGAACAATAAAAATCACCTGCTGTTGCAACTACATAGTAATCACCTTGTGTTACAGCTACTCTAGTACCTGCACCACCTGGACAGTTATATAAATAAGATCCTGAATTACCTCCTGATACAATAGCACCCGTAGTAGCATTAAATGTTCCTTTAAACGTTAGACCACCCGAAACTAAACCATCAACATATCCTTTTGAAGCCGCATCTGTTGAAACTAAAGGTGTTTCAGGTATTGTTACTTGATATCCAAAAGAAGATCTGGTTGTTGCTGCTCCTGCATTAACCGTTATACTGGTTACAACTGATAATTGATCAGCTAGTTTAAATGTATATTCATCTTCTGTAGCAACATCTATCACTACTTGATTACTAAAACCCTTAAATTCTATAGAATCTTGAGTAACACCATTAGCAGATAAAATTAAAGTTGCGTCAGCAGCTGCTTTATCTAATGCATATGTAGTATTTACATTTGGATTAGCAGGCATTGTAAATGTTTTTACATTATGTCCTGTAACGTGCCCTGTTGCATTAGTTGTAACATCTGTATAAGCATCAAACGTACCTCCAAATGTTAAAGTAGCTGCGTCTGTACTTTCTGTATCTGTTTGAGATGCGTGGCCTATAGTTATATCACCTGTAGCTCCACCACCTGTTATTGGTGCTGTAACATCAACCTTTGTAATATCCCCTTGAGGTATTGTTGGAAAAACTGTTAAGTTACCTAAACCATTTATATAATCTGTTGAAGCACCATTCATTGTTATATCAACAGATGGATCTATTGTTGCTGTATTTCCTATACTTGCTGTAAATGCATCACCAGCATGTGTTGCTGCTACAGAAGTAACAGTACCAGCTGCTGAATCAGTTCCTGTAACTGTAAGTGTATTACCACTTCTAGTTACTCCTACTGTACCTGCACCAACAATTAATACATCATCGTGATTGCTTGTCCCTGTCTCAGTTAATCTTACACCTGCTGAACCATTTGCTGATCCAACACCTGTAAGGTCATATTTTGTATCTGAATCTATTGCTACCCATGCCGTGCCATTATACAATTTCAAGGCATTAATACTTGAATTGTAATAAACTCTACCAGCAATGCCAGTAGGATCAGAGCCTAATGGTTGAACTATAAAGTTTTGTAATTGGTTCTCTAGCAAATTTACATTGCCATTTACATCTAAACCTGTTAAAAATTGTACTGCCATTTTATTTTATTTTATTTTTAATTTAAGAATACACACCCTGAAAAAGCAGCATTAAAAGTTATTACTAATGAATTGCTATTTGTATAATCCACATTACCTACCACAACCGTATTGGCACTATCTACTACAGTAACTGAAGGAAACTTTCCTAAATTATGTGTTATAGTCCAAACATCTGAAGCCATTTCAAAACATTGTGTATACGTACTATCTGCTATTAATAAAGCTTCCAGATCAACTACCGTACAAACATTTGTTGGGGTTTCTGGACAAGACATGCTTGCCTTTAAATTTAATTTCATTAATGGCTCTACAAATATACCTGTGATTTCTGTTGCAACTACAACTCTATTACTAGCTGAATTTTGCCAATCACATAATCCTTTATCAACTACTGCATTAGCAAAGTCAGTATAGCAACAAGCTTCAATTCCAAATCTGATTGATTGAAAATTTGCATAAGCTTGATTAGCAAAATTTTGCTCAACCTTAATCTGCTTTAGTAGTTTAAGTTCTTTTTGTTGAGCAGCATTAGATGATGCTACAATTGTTGATGTTGCCATATTTTATTTACTTATTTCTTAAATCTTGTATCTGTTGTCTAGCTAGTTCTAAATTTAAGTCACGTGATGATGAAACATTTGCTTCAGCTGCTGCTCTGCAATTTTTACATATCACTACTCCATTAAAACTTACCTTTTGACATCCACAAGTAAATGTTACATTACAGTGTGCACAATTAGCCATATTCCGTTGGTTTAAATTAAATATTTTGAACTTGATCCGCAATTCCCTGAAGGACAGCTAATCTTATTCAATCTTTGTTTTGCATAGTTATAGAGTTGCATACCTTGAGCAGATGATTGACAGTACTCTACATTAGATACTGCTGCATCAATCATTGTTCTTATATAATACATTTCTGATAACAACTCTTGTTTATTTATATCTGGTTGACACGGTTGAACATTTAAATCACATAGTACTTCATAATAAGTAGTTAGTAATTTAGTTACTCTTAAATGATTGTATTCTACATACACTTTAGAGTTTGGTGATACACTATATTTAATTATGTATATTCCATCTGGTATTTGTGCTTGTGTAGTACCACAATTGTCTGTTTGTAATGCCAATGTACATGCTGTTAAACACATATCAAAACCATTATCAACTTTTATTAATACAGGAACTGAGTATCCAGGAAGAGTAATTAAAAGTTCTTCACAATCAATAGCTAACTCTTTTGAATATTGACTTGTATCTTTTATACATAACAATTCACAGTTAGATACTGTAGGTATTTCTAAACTTAATATATGTCTACTTGCCATTTTCTATTTACTTTATTATACTATATAGATAATATACAAAAAATAACAGAGAATGTAAAATAAAAAGAGCAGGAGATTTCTCCCCTGCTCTATTATTTAAACTTTATAGTTTAAGTGACTACCAATATAAATTAGTTTCCACCGGTACAAGGTTACCTGTACTTGTTGCCCATGCAGACAATGCATTTAATAATGCAAGTGCCTCAGCTTGTGCAGCAGCATCAGAACATTTTACATAGATCTTATATACATACTGATCATTATCAAACACTCCACTAGGATTGTTGAATCTTGGTACAGAATGTTGTACATAATATGCTTTGTAAGTTGCACTTCTATCTACAGCAGCTAGCAGTTCATCAGACATTTCAATTTCTCTGATTCTAGCACTGTCACGATTTCCTTGATTATAAGGAGATTGACGGTATCTTTCAGACATAATTAATTCTCTAATTACTTCTTCACCTTGAGTTTGTTGTATTGATCCAGGAGTTCTTGCTTCAACACCACAGTCGTTACATGGATTACCAGTCTCATCTAATTGAGAAAGAATAATCTCAACAGGCTCAGCGTTATAATGATCTCTAGTATCAAAAGAACAGTTACCAAATGTAGTATCAACGTAAGCTCCTACAAATTCAACAGAAGCACTTACCTTAACAGCTCCATTAGGATCAGTAGAAGGAACGTAATTACCAGAAGCAGCTTTACCTTGTGCTTGAGCAATTGTATATACACTTTGAACTACTGCACCAGCAGCATCAGTTGAATTACTAATTATACCTCCAGCAGTTAATGCAGTAATGGTTAAAGTAGCATCAGTTGTAGAACCTGAGTCAACAACAGTTAATACATCACCAATAGCATAACCTTTACCAACATTGGCAAAACTATATGTTAAAATTACTCCAGTTCCACTTACAGTTAAAATATTAATTTTAGCTCCAGATCCTCCAGCAGGAGAAACAGTAGTTGTAGCAGAAGCAGCTCCAGTAGTAACAGAATAACCTACACCACCAGATAAAGTTGCAGTTTCAACACCATTTAAATCACCTTCAGCAACAAACGGTTTGATTAATGGATCTCCGAGAGCCATTTCAGCCATAACACCAAGAATTAGTGTAGGATCAATAAACTCTTGTCCATCAATACAACATACATTTGCTGAATCAGCAATTGCATAAGCATTGTGATTTAAGAACCTTAGTGCAGGTGAACCCTTTACATCAATTCTCATAAATTGTGTTTTACCACATGGTGCACAATCAGAAGCTAATGAAAGACTAGCTGTTGCTTGTGATGCAGTTGTACAATTTGCACTCCATAATCTAGTAATATATCTTGGGTTGATCCCTTTAGATTTTACTGATTCTTTGTACCCACCATGTCCAGGATTGTTTCCAATAGTGTCTTTAGAATAGAATGAACCTTGTACAATGTAGCCAAGATCACCAGCAGCCGGAGCTCCAGGTAATGCTACAGATGCCCAAGTTGCATCACTAACTAAAGCAACTTCTCCTGCGGTAAGAGCACTTGTTGCAGTTCCAGCTACGGCTAGCGTGCTGTCTGCAATAAACGTCTTGTTAAACGCATGATTAAAATAAGCCATAATTATTAATTTTGTGTGAGGACCATTACCCCCACTGGTTATATATAATGATTTTTCCAGTTTACTCTGCTCGTAACATATGTGTTACTATAATAATATACAAAAAAATAAATATTATTTTAATATATATTAGTTATTTCTTTCTGCTGCTTGCGTACCTCTTTGTTGTTGATACATATTTTCTATATCACCAGCAATTAATGCAGCTGTATCATCAAGTATAACTTCTACTAAATCATCCTTAAATTCACTATTTACATTAGTAGTACTTACTAAACCTGTATAAGGGTCAACACACCCTGTTATTTGTATTAATGTTGGTTTTCTATAATACGTTAATACTGGAAGAACTATTTCAAAATTTTTGTTTTTATAAATTCTTATAGTATTATTTAACATTGTGCAAAATGTTTCACCCCATTCAAAACTGGGGTTTTTTAATGGATCTCTAAGTAACAATGGTACATTGGCTTCTTCAGCTAAATATACTGTCATTGATCTAGCAGGACAACATTCATCTTTTGCTTGTGTACTAACCCTTTTAAATTCTAAATATTCATCAACCGGAAAGTTATTTGTTTCAAAATATGTATCTGTTACACTTCCTAGTAAAGATAATTCAATAAGTAAAGGTTGGAGATCATCTATTCTTTTTTTAGATAGCTCATCTCCTTCCTTATACATATTACCACCATGTAGATTACGTCTACACCACTCTATTTGTGCTTTATTAAACGCCTCAATAAATTGCCAACATTCAATGTTATCATAATCATTGCTATCTAATTTATTTAGCCGTTGTTTAAGCTTAATTAAGAGTGTACTATTTTCCATTTTTATATATTATGAATTCCAATATGGTTCAACTTTATCTAATAAAGATAATAATGTTTCCTCATTTGCTGGATCTTTTAAAAATTCTAAACATTCATTAGGACGTTTACCCAATCTAATTCCACTATCCATTGGTTCTATCCAACCTCCAGCTTTAGTTAATAAAAATCTATAAAACAAAGAATCTTTAACTAACGCTCTAAGTTTTAATTCTTCCATATCTAATTGTGCAACTTCTAAAAAATTTGATGCAGCACGTTTTTTATTATTCTCTGCACCATCACCTAAAATATAAGTATCCATATTTTCATACATGATATCATTAGGTGTATTTTTAGTATATTGTACACTATCTATATCTACTACTTTAGCAACATACATTAATTTAGTTGTATTAGTATCATACAACTTTTGTAATAATGCAATTGACTTGTTTTTTAGTTTTGTTAATTCTGTTCTAGTAGATAATGTTTCTTTAACTGTATCTAAATAAAACTTAGGACTACTTTGTGCCTTTTTAGCTTCTGCTAATGATTTTGCTACAATAGAAAATCCACCTGCTTTGATAGCATATAACTTTATTTTATCATATGGGTCTACTTCAGGTTCTAAAAACACTGGATCATTACCACATCTCAATTCTATTTTATCCCAAAACTTAGAATTATCAGGTTTCATTACAGTTAACCTATTCCAAAAATCTTTATCTGCTGGGTCAACTACATTAGCGGCTAATTCAGCCTCAAGTTCAGAAACTACTTTTCTAATTTCTGCAATTTTTGCCTTTTTTTCTTTAGCAGGTAACATTTTAACTTTAGGATCAAATTCATTAAGTCCTGTTATATACCTTTTTACCCCATTCATTTCTAAACAAGCTAAACTTTCTTGATGCCATACGCCATCATGCAATGCTAACCCATAAGTTTCTAATCCCATATTTTCTATTTGTTGGTTAAAATAAGGGCGTATAGCTATTGAGCTACTCTTCTTTGTGTGTTGATACTTCTCAACAATTGTGTAATCTTCCATTTGTGTTTGGTTTAAAAAAATTAATAATTATTACTCTGGTCAAATAATACACTTATGTGTACATCTTATTATTACTAATATTTCTAAAGCAAGATGTTTAATCTTGCTAAAGTTTTTGACTTTTATTATACTACAACCTTCAAATCTCCTGTAGAATGGTATAGATCACCTTTGACTAAACCTGCTGCAATTGCTGCTGCATTATTTGCGTAGTCTCTGACTAATATATCTTTCCCAACTGATTTTGAAGAGATAATTTTAGACACACTTGAATTTGAAAATTCATATGTTTTATTTGCTAACTTTATATCTAGTCCCATGATTATTTGTTTTAAAGATTAAAATAAAAAGGGAGGAGGATTAACCCCTCCCCTTTAATTATAAGTTCTAGAATGATCCTCCTGTAACAGGGTTTCTCATTACAATTTTAAGAACTTTGGTTGGATCTTTAACCCATATAGCCGGCATAGTCTGAGTCATATAAACTCTATATCCATTGAATTGTCCAGTAGAAGCAAAACCTTGAGTTCTTCCCATATAGTCCATAGTACCATTTTGGTAGAACCATTTAAGTTGATTATCCCAAGAAAGTTTTAACAAGTGAATGTTATCATTTCCTTCATCTGTTACATCAAAGATAATAAAGCTAAATGAACTTAGAGGTCTTCCATCAATTAATGGATTCTCAATATCATTAGTATTTAAATTATCAAATGCCGGATTCAATACAAACTTAACGTTAGCTAAGAAAGGAATAGTAAAGCTTGTATAAGCAAAACCATAATCTAAATCCATACCGGAACCTGTAACAGCTCCAATATCTGATGCATTTTGTACTAAACCTGAGCCATACACTTCATCAGCAATTGCTTTGTTGATAAGTTGCATACCTCCAATACCTGTTTGTACAACAAGTGATCTTTTTGGGTCTGGCCCTTTAAATTCAACTTTACCTTGATAGAAGTTATAAAGTTCTGATTTAAACATGTCAAGTGTAAATGATGACTTGTTATATACTCTTTTGAAAGAGTTATCTAACTGTGACCATAAACCTACTGATAGTCTGATATCATCTGGACCATCTTGTTTAATTCTACCACCTTTACCCCACATTAGGTAAGTTTCAATATCCGTTGCAATTTTAGATAAGTGAGCTGCTTCCATATTTGTAATGAAAGTTCTTGTAAGAGTTCCATTCTCAAATGCTTCTCTAGCACCAGCTTTACCCATGTTTGCTACAAGCCCTTCTATACTAGGTACAGATGGATTGTTTGGATCAGTGTTGAAGTTTCTCCAGATCTCAGTAACAGGTACAGTACCATCAGCATTTAATCCACCTTTGATCATTAAATCTGCTCTTGAAGAAATTGAATAATGAACATGTGCTTCTGCTCCTCCTACAAAATTGTAGAATTCACGGAAACCAGATCCAGTTTCAATATCTGAGAAACGTTCTCCGTACTCACCTCTTGCAGAACCTTTTCTGAAGAACTTTGTACCTTTAGCTAAATACTTGTTATCCAAGATAGCCGCATTGTTGTTGTTAACTAATTGAACAGTATAAACAAAACCGTCACCTGCTGGGATAATATCATCAGCTGTGATGTAAAGTTCTAGTCCATTATACTTATCATAAGTAATAATGTCACCATGTCCAAAAGTTCTTTTGTTAATTTTGATCTTAAATGTTGTACCATCTACACCTTTATTGGTTGATGCTGGTTCAATATCCGCTACAATGTACGGAAGATCTTGTGCAATAGGAGTTTGCCACTTGTACTCACCTCTAGCATTGTCCACCATGATAGTATTCTTACCACCAAATGAAGCCATTTGATACAAAGGCATTTCTACCTTTTGGGTCATAGCCCAAAGATCAATTGGTCCCATATCCATAGGCTCAGGGTTACCAAGCATTTGGGTTAGGTGATACGAATCAACATGAGAACTAGCTTTGTAGCTTGTATCACGTAGGAAAATCCCATTATTTAAAACTGGAGTTGCCATAATTTTGATTGTTTTTAATTGTTAATAATTGTTTTACTCTGTTTATATTTAATCTATCTAATTAAATTCTTTTACATTCTTTTGAAAATATTTGTTGGTCTAGCTAATTTTCTCTTAGAATTTTTATTTTCTGCTTCTGCTCTGTCAACACCTAATGATGTTCCACCAGCATTTGTTTGTTCTGTTTTTAATTTTCTCACCGTTTTCTCAACACTTTTCTGAGCTCCTTTATCCATAATTTTTGCTTTATAGCTTACAGGATCCTGTAACAGCCATAGTGCTTCAGATATAAGGGAATAATTTGGTTCAACAAATTGATACTTTTCTAATAGATGACCTAATAAATTTGTATTACGTCCACTTACTGATGGGTAATTTGGTTGAACTAAACCATTATATAACATAGCTTGTGTCTTTCTATCAACTTTTAATTCACCTAACTTACCATCTTTTAATGTATCATATACATTTTTCATATAAGCTTTAGATGCTTGTTCTTGTTGTTTCTTTTTTAACTCTTGTTCTTGGAGTTTTTGTGCAACAACTTTTTCTTGCATCTTATCTAATTTAGGTTTAAACTTATTTGCTTGTTGTTCTAACTTACCTAAATCTTTCCATATTTCAATTTCTTCTTGTATCTCTTCTTGAGTACCGTATCCTGTTGCACCTAAATATTGACTAATAATTTGTTCTTGATCATTTGTTTTTTTAACATCTAAACTTTTACTTGTCTCTACTTGTGATAATGTAGAAAATAATGCTTTAAGATCTTTACCTCCATCAGCAACATATTTTGCTGCTATTTGTAATTCTTCCGGTAAAGATTGAAAAAATTGTTTAGGAGTTTCACGTCTTACTTGATTAGCTTTTTCTTCTAAATTAGCTTGTATTAGTTCTTCCCAATCTTTAGCACTGTATTCTGATAAATCTTTATCATCATCAAATGCAACAATTTTATCTTCCTTAATTAATTTTGAAAAAACATCAGTTATACCATTAATTGATTTCCTACCTCTTTTTGTTTTTGTTTCAAAATTATTTTCATCTTCTTCTTCAATACCATCTAATGTATCTAAAATATCATTAGCGTTTTCTTCAACCTGCGCTTCTGCTACAGTTTCATTTGCATCTGAAGATTCACTTGATTTATCATCTTTTTCTACTTTAGCATTTAAATCATCTTTATCATCCTTATCAGGATCTGCAAATGACATATCTGCTTTCTCAGATAAACCACTAAAAATATTTTTAGGTTTACTTGAGTCATCTGAAATCATATCAGCACCACTTGGAGCAGCATTAAATATTTCATCTAAATTAACGTCAACTTGTTCTACGTTACTTTTCACTTGTTGTGTTTGAGTTGTACTCATAATTATGTTGGTTTTAATAATTAATATTCCTTACATATATAATATACGCAAAGTTTATATTATAAACTTATAATATTTGTGGAAAAATAAAAATAATAAGCAGTATATAGCTAACGTCAATTATTTTTTGTTTGAATCCTTAGAATCATACTTATTTTTATTTTCTTTAGCTATTTGAAGTTTGGTATTAGCTATTTCTTTTTGAGCACTTATTTTTTCTCTCTCAACTTGAAGCCTGCTATTTTCCATTAATGATTTAGAGCTATTTTCCTCACGTTTTATATTCATTTGCTCACGATATTGGGTGGTTTCTCTAATGTCCTTCATAGCATCTTGAAAATCAGACTGTTGATTCTGATTTATATCAGCCATAGAACCAAATCCTGCAGATCTAATTTCAGCAATAGTGACATCATTCTGTCTGTCTTTTGCATTTTCTTGCATTTCAACTTGTAATTTTTGTTGTTCTTCTTGTGCTTTGGCTTGCAATTGTTGTTCTTGCATTTGACGTTGTTGTTGCATTTCTTGCTGACGTTGCTGTTGCATTCTTGTTTCAGAATCTTTTAGTATGTCTGTTACTTCAGCAATTGAATCAGCTTTAACAATATTTCCTAGTTCATATATACTTGCACCAGTTGTATTATTTGTAAGAGCCATTTGTTTTAAGTTTTCTAATATGGCTCTGTGGTTTGTTTTAGTAGTTGCAAACACGTTAAAATCTCTAAGTAATAGTTCAGTACCATTAATAGAAAAATTAACCTTCTCAGCTTCTGTAGAGATATAAGACAATCTTACACTTGGGTTAGTACTATAATAGTATTGTGCTAAATCAGTTCTCATTTGATGAACCCTTGGCATTAAATGGTCTGAATGTTGTACAAAATACATTTCTGTTTGGGCATATGATTGTTGCATAGCTTGTACAACCCCGGTTGCAGTTTGCGCTGATACGGCACCTCCAAGACGTTGAGGATTAATACCAATGGCATCAAAACATTGTTGTTTAAAATAATTAGCCAGTTGTATTCTAGACATTAATCTATTAGTCTGCTCCATGTTTAGAGTTTGATAATGATTAAAGTTAGTTGCATTTTCTGTATTGGTAATAGAAGTATCTAATGGAAGCATCTGAAAATCTTTCATTGCTACAAATGCTTTAGCATAATTGTTTTTACCCCAGTCTTCACCCATTGAGTGACGTGGTAAAGCATTTTGATCAAACATAATTACTGTACCTAATTCATCAATTAGTATATCAGCAATTTGATTATTAACCATGTTATATCCAACTTGATATGCTTTCATTAAGTCTACTAAAGAGGTAGATCTTGTATTTCTATCAGAAAATACTCTACCCTCTACAGGAAGTTTACATCCATAAAGTGTATTATTTCCTTTAAATTGAAAAGGTAATCTACCAGGTTTAGTTCTATTTATACCTATGTATATTGGATTAATATTATCACCCATAGTTGATTGCCACATAGCTGGTAAATTTGGACCAATTTTAACACCACCCCAAACTTCATTAATCCATATCCACTCTATATGTTCACCTTCTAATAAATTTTCTTTAGATTTTTGTTTAAAAATTGATGTATCATATACACCTTTTTTAGTAATCTTAAATGTTTCATCAACTATCTCCTGAGTAACTTCTCCATCAGTTTCTATTTTTGTTAAATGACCTATCCTACGTTGTGTCTTCCAATATATAGTTGAAACACGCATTAAGTTACCTTCACCCCACATTGATACGTCTTCTGTCTCATCAAGTATTTCACTAAGTATATCCCCACCAGCAGCAGGATTATTCCAATAATTACTTGTGTATTGTCTATATGCTAACCCAGGTGAATTTGTATTCCACTCATGAGATCTGGTAGCATCATAATATGCACCATCATTTTGATATCCATTTACTTGATATTGAGCAGATCTAGCTGGATAAATTTTCTGTAAAGATTTTAATTGTTTTTCATCCATAAGATATCCAAACTTATCTACTACATCTGATACAGTCATCAAATCTACTTTACCACAATAATTTGAATCTGCAATATATCTTTGATCTGGAGATTTCTGATAAAAAGTTAATACTGGATTCCATAGTTCAATATCATAATCATCTTCTAACATTCTAAAATGCCAAAATTCTCTATCTGCAATAAGCATATCCCTAAATCCTCTTTCTTCAAGTTCTTGCATCTTGAATCTTTCTTCATCAACTGCAAGTTGATGTGATGCCCACTCTTCAACCATACTTCTATATGATTTACTAAAAAAGTCTTCTATGGCAGGTAAAGATTTTAATCCTTCTGGTGATAATTGTTGTTGAGCTTCTTCAGATGCAGGATCCATACCCATCTCAATCATCTTACGTACTAAATTTGACTCAGCATCAGCAAGTAAAGATTCTTCTACTTGCATTCTTTTTTGTTCTAGCATCTCATTATAAGATGCATCATCTACTGCTCTAAATTGTACTTTTGTATAACGTTTAGCAAATTCACCTGTAAGAACATTTATTACATTAGGTACAATTGGATAAAATTTAAGTTCTAACGCAGAATCATTTTCTTTTGTTAAAACATCCATCATGTCTTTGTAATCATTGTCTGGCTCTACAATATAATCTGACTTGTCAATTAATCCTTGAGCAAGTTTATAATTTTTAAGTAATCTTCTAGCATTTAAACGTAAAAACTCTACACCTTGAAGTTCTAACCAATCTAAATTCCAAGCTGCCCAATCTTCAGTTTTTTCTTTATATGACAAAAACTGAACCGGTTGAGTTAAGCTAGAAAATGTAGGCCCGCTTTCTGCTTTTGCCCCATTCTTCATTTGCATGGCGTTTAATACTCTCATATTATTTTTATCTATTTAATATTTTTGAATCCAGATCTATTAATTTTGGTTCCTCCCAGACTTCTTCTGCGGCCAATATTTTTAAACGGACTACTATACTTTAATTTACTTATTTTTTCTGAGTTTACCAAGGAATTATCATCTGATTCACGTCTTTTAGAATACCCTCTGTTTGATTGTTGTATTTTAACAAAAGCAATTAATGCACCAAATGTAACTAATCTATCTACGTTTAATCCAGGATAGTAGGCCATCATTTCTTTAATAAGCATAGGATCCGGTATCCTTTCTACTCCTAACGTTTGTGACATAACAGAACCATGCTCATCTGTTTCTTCATGAATACTCTCTCTTAGAAATTCAATAGCATAAGATATTAAATGGCTTTTAAATAATGTTCCTGTATTTTTCCAACCGTACTCTTGATAAACTGTTCTATTTGATCCCAAATCTTTTAAGAAAAGTATTTGTTGTTTTGGAACTAAATATCTTTGTTTTTTTCTAGCTATCATGTGTTGAATAAATAATGAAATATTATTCTCAACAATAGTCCAAGCATTATACCACTCAATTAATAACTCAAGTCTTTCATGTGTTTTGTTAATATCATCAAATCTACCACACCATGCTGCAACAATTTTATCTTTCTCAATAAATTGTTCAACATCACCACCACCTATTTCTCTAGTTACTTCAGTTGCATTCTTGTAAATATATATACTACATAATGAATCTGATGTAGTTGTTTTACCTTCTGACACAGGGTCAATAGATCCATAGTATGCTCCAAATCCAGGATTAGGTATAGGTCTTTCCCATACAACTATACTTCCTGTTTTATCTTGTTGTTTTTTATTTACTGGGAAAGTACTAACTGGTAATTTAGTTGTTCTTTTAGCTATAATACCTGATTGATCTCTGTCAAGTTCAATAAGTTCATATGGGTATTCTTTCTCCTCAATTTTTTTAAGTTGTTTACTTAATATACCTTGTGGAAAAACAGATTCTTTTCTATAGGCAAATGCTTCAGCAATATTTAAAGGTTTTTGAGATATTCTTAATTGAAACTGTTCTCCACCTAATTCATTTTTCCATCTATCTCTTTCAATCTTTATAGCTTTAATTGCTTCTTCAATCTCTGAGTTACCGTATTTATCTATGTATGGAGGCATTGACCATTGTTCTGGTATAAACAAACCAGCCATACCAATAGTGCCGTCAGCATCCATTAAATTAGTTTTTACTGCATATATATCATTTGCACCTGGATTTAAAATCATTTCCTTTAAAGGATTACATTGTTCTAAATCTCCCACTGATCCGGCTGCAATAAATTGACCAGTTGTCATCATACCTGAAGACATTGCAGGACGCAGGTACTCATATGTCTGCATCATGTTTTTAGCAATACCTGCCTCCTCATGAAAGAAGTATGTACATGGTCCACCAACTCCTGTGGTAGCATTTTTTTCAAATGAAGCTCCTTGAATTTTTGATTTTAAACCTCTTGAAGTTTTTCTGTTGTTTATTTTTACTTCAATTTGCTGTTGCCATAATAATACTTTCTCTGGATTACTTGGTCTGTACCATGCTGTATGTTCATTTAAAAATGTTTTATACTCTTCTAAAAATTTCCAAGAACCTTTATCATTTATATAATCTTTAAGAGATGCTCCTATTTTACATATTGATCCTTCTTCAAACCAATATTGATTAATAATTTTTGCCATATGAAAATATGAAGAAGCAATCTGACGTTTTTTAAGTATAGCAACATGTTGATTATTTAATTCAGCTATTACTTCATACAATGCCATATGATATTGTGCATCTCTTACCTTTGCAAAACCATAATGCTTTTCTTCTTTATCAAATATAGGTAAGAAATTAAGCCACATATAATAGTCCCTGGTAAGGTACCATGTATTGCCTTTATTTTTATACAAAACCCCAGTTCTACATTTACTTTTTTGATCTTCCCAATAGGCCGTAAAATCTTTAGATCTAAAAGGGGCATTACAATAATTCCCTTCTGCATTAAAACGCTTAGCTTCTTCATTAAAAAGCCATGCTGTAGAATCAAAGTTGTATTGACCAGGCTCTTTAAATAAAGATTCTAAAAAATCTCTAAATTCATTATCAGAAGAAAACTCAACAGTAGACCACTTGTGATTTTCAAAAATAGGTATAACCCTACTCATCTCTTATGATGGCATAAACATCACCAACTTGTAATAATAAATGTTCTTCTCCATCATGTTTCATAGGTGTAGGCATAGCGTGTTCTGCATATCTTACTACATCACCAATCTGTATTTCACTTACTGATTCACCTTTTCCCACTACTTGACCTTCGTAAGTTATTTTTTGTGCTATTGTGGGAATAATAAGTCCTGATGCAGTTTTTGTTGCTGCTTTAATTTCTTTAATTAATAACTTTTGTCCTACTGGAATAATTTTTTGTGCCATAATTTTTAATTTTATATTTGGTCATATGCTAAACCTGCACCACCACGCACAGAGCTATCTTGTTCTTGTCTCATATCAGTAAATGCTCCTTTATAAGATTGTCTTATTGCTTCAAATTTTGCAGCAGCATTTACCATAGAATTTATATTTCCATCTCTACCATGTTCTATGGCGGTAACTTCCATATACTTTGCTAGTCTATCCAACATAGATTTTATACCTACGTATGCTCTATATGTTGGTGTTTGATACATTTTCTCACACATTGCTTTAGCATATCTTATTGATGGATCTTCCGTTGAATCCTCAAGTTGAATCTCTTCAATAATAATATCTTCCTTTTCATGTTCTGGTAAATTAAAAAATGGATTTGCATCAGGATTAGGACATGTCATATAAAACAAATATTTATATACTGTCATATGTGTATCAGGATATTCATCCATTATTTTTTTAAGAAAAGGTAATGCATGACAATGTTCAGTCACTATTAATTCACTATTTTGTATATCAAATAATCTTACTATCATAATTGTTTTATATATCTTTTATCCATTTTATTAATGAAACCACTTCATCTTTTAAATATGGAAGTTCATATATCTTTATTGCATCTAATACAGGCTCTCCATTAACATGTTCATTTATTGGATAACCAAACTTGTCTTCACCCACTTGTTTAAATTTAACATGTTGAATAGTTAATTTACCAATTTTTAATTTAGGATTATGTTTTTTAATTATATATGCATACATACTTAATTGTAAACTATAATGATTTAAATTACAATCATCTAAATGACTTATAGGTTTATACATTTTATTAGTTATACCTTCCCAATTAGTAAATCCTTTTTCTTTTATTTCTTTATTGGTTTTATAATCATTAATGTTTATTAATCCATCTACTATTTCAACAACATCAGCTTGTCCGCATAACCCAGCAGATTTTAAATATACTAAATGTTCCGGGTATAATCCATCTTCTAATTTTTGATTTGGAGAAATTTTTATTCCTTTATCATCTACTATTGGTTTAATAATAGGTATTGAAATACCATTACGCTCAATAGTTTTAAAGTCAAGCATATCTGCTTCTCTTTGATTGTGATAAAAATTACCCAATGTAATTGCTCTATTTGTTTCCCCGTCCCATGCTGCAATAATTTCTTTTGGAGTCATTCCATGCCATTTGGATCTTTTATTTTTTGATGATTTTTTTGCTTGACCATCTCTATCAAACTTAGGTTTAAATTTACCTATAAAAGATGTTACTCCAGTCCATTGAATATTATCATTATCAATGCTTTCATAAATGTGACCCTCTTCAATAAATTTTAATCCCATGGTTTTGTTTTTAAGTTCTTGTTGTTATATAATTATAAGGGTTAATCACATTTACAGATGGTGCTTTCCTTAATAGTGTTATTGCTTCTTCAGCATCTATATGACCATTCATTAACAAGTCTCCTACTAATTCTTCTTTAGTTAATTTTTCCATTTTCTATTTGTTTAGTTATTAATTCTTCCTGTTCTTCATCAGTATATGAATCCCAAAATCCTTTTGGGCATTCACTGGATAAAGATCTAACTTTAAATCCTAAACTACAGCCACAATCAGAGCAGCAAGGTTGAGTTCCAGGAGCAAGACAACTATCACCTTTAGCATCAAATAAAGAACAAGCAATACATTTTTGAAATCTATCAGTAGCAACTGCTTCAATATGTTCTTTCTTAAAAATATTATTCTTAATTCCTTCAGCAATTTTATCAGCATTTTTAAATACATCAAGATATTTTTCCCATTTTTTCATTTCTCTTTAAATGTTTTTTTGTTTAAAATATCCATTTCCATTTGTTTTAATGCAATTTCCATTTGTTTAACATTATTATTAATTTCTTGACTTTTAGCAAAACCCACATAAGTTCTTTTTGCTAAATTACCCAGAATACTTTTATTTTTTTTAATTGCTTTTTCAAGTTTATTTTTTCTTAAATAAAAAGTTCCTAGTCCATCTACATGTATCCTTGGAAAATCTATATCAGATAATTTCCTTCTTAACTTGCTGTAGTAAAAAGTTATAAATTCATCAACTACAGAATTATGTACTCCTACTTCATCAGCTATATCTTTTCTAAGTTCTTTATGACTCTTTGGATTCACTACCTAATATTTTATAATCTAGTAATACTAACCCGCTGGTCTGAACATTAATATCTGGATTAAGTGAAATAGTTTTTTTGTTATTTCCTTTTTTAACTAATAAGTTTTTCTTTTCTGCTTTTGTAATAGCATTTCTAGCTGATTGAGAACTTTTAAATATGTCTTGATCAACTGTATAATTACAAAATTTAGTCATTTCCATATCCTGAAATTTTGCTAATTCGCTTAAGAATTTTAAATCAGAATTACTTATTAATGTTTCATTAAAGAAACAATATGTAACTATTTGATACTTTATTGAAATATTAATATCAACTTTCATTTTTATATCAACTTTGTTTACTAGTGCCATGTTATAAACTTAATATCATATCAACTAAGTCCGGGTGAGGATAACAATCAGATTTATCCTTCCTTACATTGGTATGTGTTAATAATCCTTTTATGTTTCCTAAGTGTGCATCAAGTTGAAATCCAAATCCTTTTGTAGGCCCATGTTTTTGTATAAATTGTTTTAAACCTAACCTAACATCAATTTGATCTCTTTCACCTATATATTTAATCCACTTCTCAGTTGCTTTAATTTGTGCATCTGAATAACTATGCCATTTGGTATAATTATTAAATGGTTCAGATAATATTTGAACTTGTTCTTCTTTACATGTAGAGTTTACATATGTTTTGTTATTATGAGTTAAGTATCCCATACAACATATCTCTAAACCTACTGAATGACGGTTCATATATCCTGATCCTGTTTTACCTAAATGCCATCCTTGTGCGCCTGTAGGAAAAGCTTGAACCATTACACCATCATTTTCATCATTATTATTTCTATGATCTATACCACCTAATACAAATTCAGTGGCTATTCTACCACGTGAATCTCTACCCCAATGGTCAATACATCTATAAGGATCTGCATGACCAGCGGTATGATGTAAAAATATATACTCATTATTAATAGGACCATTAACATATTCTCCTTTAGGTAAATAATGTTTATGTATTACCTGATCATAATTTGTTTTATAATATTGACCTTGTAAATCAGTATCTTCATCTATTTCTTCAGGAATTGTATTCTCTAAATGAGTTAGTAAAACCCACATATCATTATCTACCATTCCCGTCACATTTAAATGACGTGTAAGTTGAAAACGTTTAACATGCTTCTCTGTATCAGGGCCAAAAATTCCATCAGATTTTATCCCTAATTTATTTTGAAGTGCTGCTACTCTTGAACCTTTTGATCCAATTTTCAACATTTGCATTTTACTTTGGATTTACTGCATCTTCCATTGCAGCCTTAAACTCATCTGCTTCAGGAGTTGATGGTTGTCCCCCTTCTTTTTGTGCAGCATATTGTTGTGCCATATACATTTGAGCTTGCATACGTTCTGCTCTTGCTTTTTCTATAGCAGATAAAAGCATTTCATAATCAGCTTGTACTTCTAAATGTGGAATGTTGTCTTTGTAGAATGCAGTGATTTCTTCTCTGCGTTTTGCAAGTTCTTCTTTACTCATTTGAGGATCCTTGTCTTGTAATTCTGGGTTGATTTGTTTTACTGACATCTTTAGTTTTTTAAATGTTTATAAAACAAAGATATACAATAATAGTTTAAATCAAAAAAGTTTATTGGTTTATTTTAAATAATTTTATTTTTTCTTAGATTTAGCTCCAGAACATTTCCAACGTTTACGAGATAAGTTATTTGGAGTGTTTGGATCATTTGCTTTTTTCTTAGATACCCTTTTTTTAATACCTAAACTTCTTGCACAGTAGCTATCACCTTTAGAGGTGCCAGGTTTTACCCGTGGCCCTCCTCCTTTAGCTTTTCCTGCTTGTCCGTAACTAACTTTCTTACCGCTAGCTGTTACTTTAACTTTTGCTTTTCCTTTTCTAGGTGTTGCCATGTTTTATATTATACTTGTGTTATATTAAATGTCCCGCCATTTGCCATTTGTACTCTATAAGTTGTTCCATCTGGAGACGTCATATAAATAGCAGCGGTTGCAGATGTTAAATTGATAGCCGCAGTACTACTTTGCATTGTTATATCCCCTGTAACGTTTAGACCAGTTGTAATAGCAGCGGTTGGGTCACCAATCATAATTGTACCAGTCGCATTTGTTTTAATTTTAGCCAAACCAGTACCATCTACCTTCAAGACAACATCCCCTTTTAAATAAGTCTCTGTTACGGAGTCATTACCTAAAGTAGCAGTATTAGGACCGTTACCAATGGCCCCTTGTCCAATTACAATTTGATTGGTTTGTCCATTTGCTTCAGCTTTTGCTTCGTCTCCTATAAAAACAGAATTTTGAGCTGTTGCATTTGCGGTTGTACCATCTAAAATAAATTTACCTGCGTCATTACCTACTGCAGTGTTTCTAAATCCTGAAGTTATGTTTCCTAAACTATTATTACCAACTGCTGTATTAAAATTTGTAGTTGTTTTGTTTTCTAAAGCATTATATCCAATAGCGGTATTTCCTTGCCCTAAGGTTGCAATGTTTAAAGAGCCTGAGCCTAAAGCAGTATTAAAACTACCTCCATCTGATGATGGTAAAGAATTTGTTCCTATGGCAGTATTGTTATTCCCCGTTGCTGACACTTTTAAAGAGTTAAACCCTAATGATGAATTATTACTCCCGCTTACTTGAAGTGATTGAGAATTTTCCCCAAATCCCGTGTTAGTATTACCAACTTGATTGTCAAGATTACCCGCGTTAGTACCCGCAAAAGTATTATCATTTGTCTGAAATAAATCTAGTAAACCGGTTACTCTTAAATCCCCACCTACTCTAAATCCATAACTTGTAGTTTCAGATTTTTTGTCATTATTATAATATAAAGAAACTCCACTATCCGGTCTTAAAGCTATGAGTGTTTCATCTGTTAAGCTACTTTTTATAAGAAAGTCAGACCCTGACGCTGTAGAAATTGAAAGGTTATCTCCATTAGAAAATATAACATCATTACCACCTGTTGTGTTTCCTAAAGCTAAAGTTTGAGCTAAAGTTCCTAGACTATCTGTTGTTTCAATTACATTGCCTGATGTATCTACAGCTAATGTATAGGCTACCGTACCTGTATAAGTTCCGGATCCATAATCCACAAACTTTATTGACTTATGTAAATCAATTTCTTCTGAGCCAGCTGTAGTTTTAATTTCAAGCATTGGGTTATTTCCTGCTGATCCTAATTTAAGACCGGCACCACTCCAATTATATAAATAACCAAAGCCTCCACCATCATCATCCCAACCAAAACTAACTTTAAAATTTCCATCTTGTGTTATTAAATACTCTGGATCTCCTGATGTTATACTAGAAGGTTTGTTTATAATAAATCTATCTGTATTCTCCATCCTCATTTGATAAAGACCGTTGGAGTTTGGATTACTTTGTCTTAACTGGCTATCCCCAATAACGCTATTTGGCCCATCTGTATAAATAGGTATGAAATTAGTAGTACCACTACCGGTAACCTCACCTGAGTTAATACCTGCTTTAAGATCTTTTATAGATATAAGCTCATTATACATTTTAGGTGTATTAAACATGCTATCATCTGGATTAGGTCTTCTGCCCAATACTAAATAATCTGTATCTTCAGTTTTTTTTACTACTCTTTTTCTATTGAGTAGACCCATCATATCTATTAATATATTTCCCATTTTATCTTTTTTTTATGTATCTGTACATAATTTAGTACAATCAATACTATCCAATATTGTTTTAATTGCTGCGTATGTCTCAGTAACAATAACAGGTGTAAATCCAATTCCCACATTAAGTAATCTTAAATTTAAATATACTTGAGTATTAGGATCAAAATATTCTGATAATCCATTAATCTGTACAGCATCAATATATAAAGGAGCTGTTTTAATTTGTGGTGCTATTGCTTTTCCTGTTACATCATATTGTTGACCACTTACACCAAAAGCTGGTATTATTGTTGCTTGAGTCAACGTAACAAATTGTTTTTGATATATAGGTATTCTTGCCATTATCGTTTTTTACCTTTATGCAATCCGTGAGAAGCATGTTGTTTACCTTTTTTAGTAGCAGCACGTTTCTTTTTATTTGCTGCAGCTAATTTAGCTTTTCCTTTTTTAGTACTTTTTAACTTAGCAATAGTTTTCTTAGGAGCATAAACTTCACCTGTCTCAGAACTTTTCTTTCCTGAAGCAGTTGTCCATTTTTGTTTAGTCCATCTAGTAAGACTTTTTTGCTGTTTAGTTTTTGCCATTACTTCTTTTTCTTAGGCATTGCTTTTATTAACTTATCAATCTTTAACGCTTGTGCTTTATGCATAGCAGATGCTTTTTTTAATTGACTTGATATTTCTTTTAATTTTTTTGCTTCCATTATTTTTTAGTTTTATATCCTCCTCCGTTTGCTTTGTAACGTTTAGCTAGCATCTGCGCTTTACGAGCTGACCATTGACCAGCACCTCCACCTTTACTTCCAGCTTTAATAGAATTAAATAGACGCTTACGCATTCCCGGTTTAGTATAGTTCCCAGAACTATTTACAGTACTTTTCTTTTTAGTTGCCACCTATACTTGTGTATATACTGGAACTCCAGTTGGTGATATTGTTTGTTTCCATCTTGAGCTATCTGAAGCAGTAAATATAACTCCTTCTAGAACCGTTGTTAAATCTAAAGCTCCTGTAACTTCTAAA